GCTGCTTCTAGTTCTATAACTGCAGCAAATTCACTATTTGCTCAAGGTTTAGAAGACACTACAACTGGGGACTTCCCAGCATGGTCAAGTGTAACTAGTACAATTGCAGCTGGTGACGCAGCTAACTCTATGATGTACAAAGTAACAGCAGACACAACTTTCAAAGTTTATAATGTCAACGCTATTACTGGTACTTCTGTTAACGGTGACGGTGTATTTATCTCAGCTGATGATTCAACTGCAGGTAGAGCAGCTTACATTGTTTGTAGAGTTAACTACTTACGTCCAGCTAAAGCTGTATCTTGGGATGATGTTTCTTCCTTCGTGGACTTTGCTTCACAAGTAGGCGGAACAGATTCATAATCTATATCTTTATAGTTTAGTGAGAAGGCGAGTCTTATGGCTCGCTTTTTCATTGTCAATAAAAGTTAATTAGGGTAAGCTAAATTTAGGAAAACATTTTTTATTATGTTATATCAACACAAGATAACAGGCGGACTAGTTGAAAAGATATCTCAACATGGAG